TTGTAGCCATAATCAGAAGCTCGCATTAACTTCCCTGTACGCCAATGACGATAAACAGTGCAAAACACGAGCTTCATTACGCCCTTCCGGGCCTTCTTCGTGGGATTAGCCATATGGCAAATCTCCACGAGCGAGCTATGAGCTTGACATCGTTCTCCATCGAACTCATAATGATGGAGTCTTGAAACCGACATCAATGGGTGACTCGCTCGCGACCACCCTCCAGGCGTTGAAGAAATTGCAATTCTTCAACGCCTTTCTCATATCCGTTTTAATTGCTTTAATCTGATTCTCGCTGCCTCAAACGAAACTCCGAATCTTTCTGTTAGCTCCTCAGGCAAAATCAAACCCTCTGCTTCAATGATGGCAAACGGCATCAAGAGCTCACCAGCAAAAGTATTGGCTTGCCACTCCGAGTCCTCATATGCCTTGTGCTCTTGCGACTCTTCTCGACTGAAAGATCGTTCATGTCCCAAAATCAGATGCCCGAATTCGTGCCAGAATGTAAACATTGAACGTGTTCGAGTTCCTAAAATGCACGCCTCATAATCACAATCTCGAAGACGAATGCATTTGTCTTCAGGAATGTACACAGCTTCAACACCTCTAGCAAGGCGAGGATCGTCGTTTGGCACAACGTCGAGAGTTCCGCTATAAAGCAACTCTTCGAGAATCTGCCCCATGGCGTTTTTCGGGTCGCCCACTACCTCTCGAACATGCTCTGCGATTTGTCGGATGTTTAGGATCGATCGCGGAGGAACTTTATAACCCCGACAGAAATTCATTCACGCCCCCTTTGCTTTGATCCAGCCAAAAGCTGGGCAAATTCTTCAAGCTTTTCTTGTGACATATCTACGCGGGCAAAACCTGCAACAAGGAATTGTTGAGCTGTCGACAGGCCTTCAAGAGACACTGATCGATTTGAAACGTCTGCCGCCTCATGAAGACCTGAAATAGTCATCCCCCGTGTAGCGAAGAATTTTTCAACCTTCTCGAGAAAATTCGGAGATATTTTCTTCGAACCAACTTCCGTAGCACTGAGATACGAAGGAGCAACACCAATGCTTCGAGCCATATCGAGCATGGTGACACCAGCGTCTATCCGAGCTTTTCGGACAAGCTTTCCATACTCACTAATCTTCATTACGTACTCCTGTTCTGAACTGGAATTTCACCAATTCAGTGAAATTATAACTAATAATAAGAAACTTGCAAGAGAGAAGTACAAAAATTCCCCCATGCTTCATATACATCTCTCATATCCCCTAGCGCCTGCTCACGATCGTATGCGCACTGATAACTTTCATTCCGATGATCAAGGCAGCTTTCTCGCAGATCGCGAGGAAAAGCTTTATGTCCGTATCCTCTGGCATCTTTAGCCCACGTATTGAAAGTTGCTCGTGCAAGCCCATGAAGCGTCACTATGCGTGGTTGACCATCACGCGTTTTCTGATCTGGATCGACCCACCCAATACCATCAACCTTTCTCTGCTTAACGTGCATTCGTTTGAGAAGCGCCCGGACTGAATCCCGTGAAAATGCAGACAAGTTGCCCTTATTGATATTGGGAAACACAAACCCTTTTTCGTCATCCGGAAAGCGTGGAGCTGTATCGAGCAACGCTTTCGCTTGGTTGCTCAAAGGTGTTTTTCTATCGAAGGGGATCTTGTCCGACTTCATCTTCATGCGATCACGAGGAATGACATGCAGCCAATGGCCGTCATCGTCCTGCTGAATTTCATTCCAAGTCGCTTCACGCGCCGTAGTGTTTCGCGCTGATGTAAGAATGGCAAAAGCAAGGCAACGTGCAGTCTGACTTTGCGGCACCAGCTTCATAAGCTCGGCAAAAAAAGCTGGCATTCTCTTCGGATGAAGAGCTGGTTCGTGACCACCCTCCGGTCGATCAAGCGCGAGAAGGTCACCGAGCTTTCCATTTTTCACCTGACACGGATTGAGCATGGCCGGGATCATCTCCTGTCTCATAGCCCAGTCATAAGCATTGCGCATATCGGACAAGATGCGTTCTGGCGTGTCTATCATCGTTCGCCACTTCTCTCCGATTTCCTCATGTACTCGTTCGGCAGTCAAATCCTTCGCCAACATGGAGAGCAGTGATGCAGATAAGTGATTTCGGCAGTAACCATCCCAGACAAGCTCTTTTGGCTTTAAGGCATTCTTCCACCGTCCACGTTCTTCATTGAACCGGATCCAGCTGTAGACAATATCTTTAACTGAAGGTTCTCGCGGAGACTCTAGCAGCCTTGTAAGCTGCTCTGCTTTTTGCTTCTTGACTTCTGAAGGATCTATTCCATCATCCAGCATCCGCCGCCAATCCGCAGCCATCATAAAAGCTTCACTTAAGCTCAGCTGAGGGTAAGAGCCAAGATTAAAGCACCGTTTAGTGCGACGATCCCGCAGAACGAAATATTTGACAATCGAACCGTCACTCCTGCTGCGTGGACGGACATACAGACCAGGAACTACCCCACAAGCCGTTTCGGAAGTAACGCTTCGGAGTTTTTTATCGGTCATTTTGACTGCGACTCTAGGCATAAGCTAATCGTTGCTCCCAAAAAATCCGAGTGATATTTCCATTTTATGCTCCCACGTGTTTTTATGGGAGCTTAAATGGGAGCATTAGCCGCGAGCTAGAGACACTTCGATGCGGACTTTAATACGCCAATAAGCAGCATCTTAATATCGCGTCATCCTTAGAGAATCAAGGAATGCGAGACGATGACGCAACAAAAAAGGCCATCTTACGATGACCTTCTTTTGTTGATCTGGTCGGGGCGGCGGGATTCGAACT